CAAAAAGGCTTTAGGTATTATGACCGCATCATTCCTGAAGACTGGTTAAAAGAGAAGGGTAAAAACAAGCACAGTGCTTTCATCAAATACAATGGAACTAAAGTAAAAAGGAGATAACATATGGACATGCTAAAGAAACTAACGACAGAAATTAACGAAGAAGATTTCCTTATACGAGTAAGGCCATTTGCAGATGATGAAGGTAAATGGAATGGGGAAGTTGATATCTCAATTATGGCTATGCCCGATAATCCTATGGATGATGAGGACTATTATCAAGTAATGCATTTTGCTAAACTAATGTGTGCTTCTGTGCCTGTTATGGAAGCATCTGAAGAGTTACGTGATATTGTACATAAATATGTGATGGAAGTACTTGACAACGAGATGGAGATTGATGTAGAACTAGAGGAAGAAGCAGGTGTAGAAAAGACCTATGACGGTAACGTAGTACACTTATCCTTTAATACAAAGACAGGGGGTTCGGCATGAGACATGAAGAATTTATGAAACAGAAGGGTAGTCCAGAAGACTATCCACCATCTGCAGAACGACATCATCGAGGTGTGGGTAGCCCTTGGCCTGACCTTGCGGCAGAACATGATATGGTCAACAGTCCACCACACTACAACCAGACAGGCATTGAGTGCATTCATGCTATCTCTGCTGCCACTGGTGCAGGGTTCAAGTATTATCTGCAGGGTAATATTATGAAGTATCTATGGCGTTTTGATTACAAGGACAAGCCACTAGAAGACTTGAAGAAAGCCCAGTGGTATCTGGACAAGTTGATTGAAGAGGTTATGGCTGATGCGAGTTAAAATGTTTATCACCATTGACGTTGATGAAGAAGACTATCCAGTACCTGCCGATGGGCGGGTAGGTGAGGAATTAGAGGATGGCATACAAGATTACTTTTATGATATAGAAGGTGCCACAATTAAAACAATTAGAACAATAACGGAGTAATAGCTATGATCAGTAACCAATTGCCTACCGACTACCAGAACTTCATTGCGCTATCTAGGTACGCACGATGGAAAGAAGATGAACAACGCCGTGAAACATGGAGTGAGACAGTAGAAAGATACTTCGACTACATGGAAAAACATCTAGGTGACAAACACAATTATAAGTTACCTGCTACATTACGTGCAGAACTAGAGGAAGCTGTATTTACGCAGCAGATTATGCCTAGTATGAGAGCCATGATGACAGCAGGCCCAGCATTAGATCGCTGTCACGTAGGTGGATACAACTGTTCTTACGTGCCTGTGGATAGTCCACGTGCATTCGATGAGACTATGTACATCCTTATGTGTGGTACAGGGGTAGGCTTCTCTGTGGAGCGTCATTGCATTGAGAAACTGCCTATCGTTAATGAAGATTTCCATGATACCGACACAGTAATCAAGGTAGGCGACAGTCGTCCGGGTTGGGCTAAGTCACTAAAAGAATTGATTGCTATGTTATATACTGGACAAATACCTAAGTTCGATGTCAGCGAAGTACGTCCAGCAGGTGCAAGGCTAAAGACATTTGGTGGTCGTGCATCAGGTCCGCAGCCTCTTGTTGAATTGTTTGAGTTCTGTATACAGAAGTTTAAGGGTGCTGCTGGACGTAGGCTATACCCAATTGAATGCCACGACATTATGTGTAAGATCGGTGAGGTTGTTGTTGTAGGTGGTGTACGCCGCAGCGCATTGATTTCATTGTCTAATCTTAACGAGGACCAGATGGCTCATGCCAAGTCAGGTCAGTGGTGGACTAACGAAGGGCAACGTGCGCTTGCAAACAATAGTGTGGCGTATAAGGGTAAGCCAGAAATGGGTACATTTATGCGTGAGTGGATGTCATTATATGACAGTAAGTCAGGTGAGCGTGGTATATTTAATCGTCAGTCTGCTGTGAAACAAGCGGCAAAAAACGGACGCCGTAAACTACACAATGCGACTCTTATTGACGACACTGATTCGCAGTACACTATGCATCCTCAAAGAGATGGGTCAAGCTACATTGACTTTGGCTGCAACCCTTGCAGTGAGATAATCCTACGCCCATATCAGTTTTGTAATTTGTCTGAGGTAGTGGTACGTGAGAATGATACGTCCGCAACACTAAAGGAAAAGGTACGACTAGCTACTATTCTTGGTACGTTCCAATCTACGTTGACTAATTTCAAATACATTCGTAATATATGGAAGAAGAATACAGAGGAAGAACGCTTGCTTGGTGTATCGCTAACAGGTATCATGGATAACAACTTGACCTATAGCAGTACTGCTGCTAATCTACAGACAATGCTTGAGGCATTGAAGGAGACAGCGGTAAATACAAACAAGGCAATGGCAAAGCAGCTAGACATTCCACAGTCAGCCGCTATCACTTGTGTGAAACCTAGTGGTACAGTATCGCAGCTATGTGATACCGCATCAGGCATTCATGCGAGGCACAATCCTTACTACATTCGCACTGTCCGTGGTGATAACAAAGACCCAATGACACAGTTTCTTATTTCTCAGGGTATTCCTAATGAACCAGATAGAGATAAACCAGCAAGCACTACTGTGTTTAGCTTTCCAATGAAAGCACCTAAAGAGGCAGTTACTCGTACACAAATGAGTTCTATTGAACAGCTAGAGTTATGGCTAACTTATCAACGTCACTGGTGCGAACATAAGCCTAGCGTAACAATTTCAGTTAAAGAAAATGAGTGGCTAGACGTAGGTGCATGGGTATATGAGCACTTTGATGAAGTTAGTGGGATTAGTTTCCTACCTTTTGATGGTGGCACATATGTACAAGCCCCTTATCAAGATATTGATGAGGAACAATATAAAGAGTTCTTGACAAAGATGCCAAGTAGTGTAGACTGGTCATTGCTTCAGGAGTTTGAGAAAGAAGACACCACTTCAGGTGGGCGTGAGTTAGCCTGTACTGCAGGCGTATGTGAAATTGTTGATATTGAAGCAGCATAGAAAAGGAGAAACAAAATGACAGACGAAAACAGAATGATTACAATTGATGGCAAAGAGTATGATTACGAAGAGCTAGAGGATAACCAGAAGAGTATGGTCAATCAAGTAATCAACTTAAACAACAAGGTTGCCCAAGCTAGATTTGACTTGGATCAACTGACTGTAGCACAGGATGCCTTCAGCAAAATGCTGGTAGCTTCTGTAAACGAAACCTCAGAGGCGCAGCCAGAGGGAGAATAGTAAATGTTAACAGAAAGATTTAAAGCAAATCCATACTCAGGAAATCCTATGTACTACAAGGATAAACCTGAAGCAGTACGTAAGCGTGACGCACAGAGAATGTACGTAAATGGAAAGGAAGTATCTAAAAAACATCCTCTACATAAGGCGGGGCGATACAAGTCTTTAGATGATGCTTGGTCACACAACACCATTGAGAGTGTAAGTGAAGGTGAAGTCTACATCATTGTGAATGATGCGTGGAAGGATTGGGTTAAAGTAGGTAAGGCAGTGTCATCTAGTGACAGACTCAACGGCTACCAGACATCATCACCTTTTCGTGACTACAAGGTAGTAGCTACACTAACTACAGATAATCGCCACACAAAAGAACGTGAGATGCACAAAATCTTTGAACACTTTGCTGAAGAACGTATGGGTGAGTGGTTTAAGATTGACAAGGTTACGGCAATTAAGTTGTTTAATTATCAGGTACAGGAGAATGTAGATGCGGCGTAATGGATTAACAAAGTATGATGCACCCCTTCGTATTCAGTACGAAACAGGCTACGAAGCATTTAAACGTGGTGGTAGGTTTGATTCAAAGGGTATCTTCCAAGAGATACGCCTTAACACTGATCCAAACACCATGCAAGCACGAGAGTGGCAGAGAGGATACAACGATGCTTACTACGGCAAGCCAATGGCTTATGCATTAGATCAGCAAGAGGGACGCAGCAACAATGGATTTAGAAAACGAAGCTAAACAATGGATGAAGGAGAAACAGATGAGTGGCATTACAGCAGCATTGTACCAACGAAAGGCTTGTGAGACAGCCATCTTTCCAAAAGAAACAGCCCTAGCGTACTTGACGTTAGGACTGGCAGGTGAAGCGGGTGAGATTGCTAACAAGGCTAAGAAGCTAATACGTGATGGTGATAACCCTGCTAAACGTGCAGAGATTACGAAGGAGTTAGGTGATGTCTGTTGGTACATTGCTGTACTGGCACAAGAGTTAGGAGTTAATCTTGGTAGAGTTATGGAAGATAATCTGGAGAAACTTGCAGACAGGAAATCTAGGGGACAGCTTCAAGGTTCTGGGGATAATCGTTAAGGCTACGCCTTTTGTCCTCATTACGCTCTGGTTTTTGTATATGTTCGGTATGGCATTAGCCAATGATATATGTGGATGTATAAAGCAATATGATGGATGGTGGAGAATAAAAGAGGGGGCTTAATTGCCCCCTTACTACTATCATCGTCTTGCCATCAAACCACCTTTTTTCATTTTATATCTTACTTCACTTGGAAGAGGTGTTCCATCAGACGCAGGTATTGGATCAGGTGCCTCTGCTTTTTTCATATAAGTAACACCTTTTGCATACACTCTATCACCTATCACTGTAGCAACATCTGCACTTTTGACTGCTTGCCCTGTTGACATATCAACAAACAGATGACCATTAGCAGGGTTGAAACCAATTTCGACTACATCATCATCTACTTCATCTAATACGTTTCTTGTGTTGTTATATTTCCCATCCACAGACATTGCAGGAAATTTACTCTTTGCTTCTGGCACATCTATATTTTTTATTCTTGCCGCGATTCCCCGTCTACCTTTCTGGCTTACATTAAAAGTAACATCTT